TTAGGCTGCTATACCTGACACCTCATCCGGCTTCGTGTACAGCATCATGTCTGTATATTTAGCTTGATAGTTTACGCTTGCACTAAACTCCACTTTCCTGCATTCCTTGAATGGGCTGCCGACAAATGGGTTTCGGTCCATCCAGTCGCACAGTTCTAAAATGGAAGACTTGTTCGAAGTGAAATACACGAACGAATGCCCTTTCAGAACGGTTAGTACATCCAGATAGTCAGCCAGACGCCAGAACATCTTGTAAGTACCCACCTCGGTGGAGAGGTACGGCGGATCAACCAGGAACACCACACCCGGAACATCTTTGTAACGTTTGAATACTTCCTTGTAGTCTTCGCTGGTTATAGTCAGTCCTTCCAGATAATCCTTTGCTTCGGGATAGTCTGTCTGCCGAATCCTATTGTAAATGGCTTCTTTCTTCATTCCTTCCAAACTGGTCACATATTTCATGGCGAACAACAAGGATGCGGAAACCGTGATATAATCCACGTAGCCGTGCTCTTTTTCTTCCCTCTCAATACGGGCAAACATTTTATCGCGAATCTCCCCGGTTATACGTTTGTTTCTGGGTTCCCCTTCAGCTATCCGACGCAAATCGGATAACAGCACATTAGTGGCCGGGATATTTACAAGTCGGCAGCGGTAGTTGTCGAAGTCATTATACACAACGGTGGCATCAGACCTGACACATTTGGTAATATGTGACAGCAGGCCCGAGCCACCAAACAGGTCCACAAACACGGTGCTATCCGGGAACTGTCCCAGCACCTTGATAAATTCCCTCGCAAACATGCGTTTCTGCCCCACGAAAGGAAGCGGGGCGGACAAATACATCTTTTTCATTTCATTCTGCTTTAAAACGGCCGCAAAGGTCCCCAGAATAAACGAAAAACAGCGGGAAACATGAACTGTTCCCGCTGCAAGACATATACAGCAAACTACACGTTCAACCCGAAGCGGACCGTCTCGTCACCGGCGATCAGCGCACGGGTGCCCGGGATATTATTCTCGTAGATATGTACATTGCCCAGGTAGAGAGTGATCGACTTCAAGGGAAGTTCTATCTGCCGCGCCATCAGGTACAGGTGGTAAATATCGGAAGGCAGCCCGAGGTTCGCGTCACTGCTACGCTGGTAGGCGGATAGAACCAGTTCACCGCCATCTAACTGGAACTGTACCAGACTCAAACAGGGTGCCTGGTTGCTCTCGGCACCGGTTTCGCCCAGGAAAAGCACGTAGTTCTTGCTGTTGCGCCTCTCCCGGTTAATTTTCGCTATCAACGGGGGCAGCTTCTCGAAATAGGTCGGGTAACTGTTCACCAGGATGGAGCCGCAATAGTCCCACCAGTTGATGCCGGCCTCCCGGTACTTCTCCACGTTGCGCTCACCCTGCATAAATAACTGCAACTCGCTGCGGAGCTTCTTACGGGCGATATTATGCCCCTCGAATATGTCGAGCAGGTCCGCCGGTGTCAGCGAGAGCTGCTCGTTCAGAAGGTACTGTATGTTTCCCTTCTTGTTGGTCTGTGTCTTTCCCGTGGCAAGAATCTTGTCCAGGATACGGTAATACTTGTTCATAGCCATTTCCTCCTTCTAAAATTGAAACACCCTAAAGATAAGGGGAAACGGCACTCCCTACGGCATAAAACAACCCGTTCACACTGCAAGCGTCTTGCAGTCGCTCTGGAATCGTTTCACCAAGGCATAAACCTTGCGTTCGCTCACCGAATACTTTTCGGACAATACGGCCACAGCATACGAGACTTTTTCACCTTGATCGAGTAGGCGGGTATAGTCCGCGTACAGGTCGATATACCGGGCATCTTCCAGACGGATGCCGGCCGCCTGAAGCCTTTTCAACAGCTCCCGGTTAAAGTTTAATATCTCAATCACTTTCATACAACAAAAAAATTATATCTTTGCATCGCCAATCATTTTTTAGACAACAAAAAAAACGTCAAACCGTGACAGAGGGTATTTGCCCCCGGTCGCGCGGTTTGGCGTTTCATGTTTATAAAAGTGATTGGCGTTACTTTTTAACAGGCCGGGGGCTTTTTTCTTATCCTCCCCCGAAGGATTTATTCCACCCGGTACTTCTCCGGATCAAAAGCGTCTTTCTTCCTCCAGCCGTCAGACAGCGTGTCCTGAACATGCTTCATGGCTTTCGTGTAGAAATCGGTCAGTTCCTCCAGTGTGACGAACTCCCGATATTGGGGAACCTCATCCGTACCGAACTTGAATGTCACGGGAAGCGTAGCACCACCAGTCTGTACGGCCAGATCATACGCTGCCTTATAATTGAACTGGTTTTCACTTGACAGCCATACCGGCATACCTTCATAGAGAAAACCGGAAAGTATCTCACGGTCAATTTGCTCATTACACCAGTCTGTAATGACGGACTTTATAGTATCCATGTGAGGTCTGCCGACAAAGCCTTCCTCCATGTAGGAGGCGGATCCGTCCTCACGTTCCTGTACATCCCAGCGGATGCGCCATCTGTTGCGTGCCGGGCTCACGCACTCGATCAGTTTTATCCCGGATGTTCCTTCTACCCGTTTCATGTAAATATGTATTTAGTTCGACCCTTGCCGAAGGTTTCCGTCTTGATGGTGGTCTCGAACGGGAAGCCGTCGGGCATATCCTTCACTTGCAAGAGGATGTTCTTCATCTCCTCGCTGTTGGTAAAGAACTTTTTCGGTTCACCGTTCATCTCAATGGCCACGATACAGCGGTCCTCGCCCTGTTCGGTCTTGATGCCCGTCTCGAAGTCCTTCACCACAATCGGTAAGTTCACCAGCTCCCGGATGCTTACCACCACCCCGGGAAAACGTTTCTTGCCGTCCTCCGGCTTGTAGGAAACGTTCAAGTCTTTAAATGATCTCATGTCTTTGCCTGTTAATTTTTTAAACAACGTATGACAGTCGGCGTGCTTGGCCATCCCGTAGAACGACGCTATCAGCTCACGCCTCCTCCTTCTCGATTTTACCTCGTGCATTTTTCGGGCGAACTTCTGCTTGATGCGCTTGCGAATGCGGACATGGTCCGCACCGAAAGTCACATACCCCAGAAAGTCGATGCCCTCGCCCGGCGGGAACACGCGCTCGTTCCCCTTCACCAGGAGACCGGCACACTCCATGCGCCCGTGGACGGCATCACGAATCTTCCACAGTTCCGCTTTCGTTTTACCCAGTACGACGCCGTCATCACAATAGCGGTAGAAATGACGCACGGCATACCTGTCCTTCAGATAATGGTCCAGATACACAGACAAAAGCAAATTGCCCAGCCCCTGCGAGCTGCGCAGGCCGATACTCAGACCTTCAGGCATCAGGCGGACAAAGCTCTCCAGCATGGTCACGAGCTTTGCGTCCTTGAACACCCGGCTGACGCAATACATCACAAAATCCTGCTTCACGCTCTCGTAGAATTTGGTGATGTCAAACTTGTAACAGTAACGCGTACCATCAGGGTCCTCGGCCATGTCACGGCGGACATACGCCAGGAGGTCGTGCATACCCCGTCTCTTGATACTGGCGGAGGTGGTACGGATGAAACGTTTCCGCAGATGGCGGTCCACCACCGCCATGATGGCATGCACGGCGATGCGGTCCTTCATCGGGATCACCTGGATGCGGCGCAGCTTGCCGCCCTCGATGATCTCGCGTTCACGGTAGTCCTTCACGCGGAAAGTACCGGATGCGATCTGCGCGGCCAGCTCCTCCAACACCTCGGGCTTATGCGCGAGCAGATAGCCCCCCTGGCGGCTGCGTTTACGCTTGCTGCCGCGAAGGACCTGCCGGAAGGAAGCCTCCATGTTGGAAGGCTCCACGATCTCCTCGATGATATACCCAACCCTGCGCATAAATTACTGTTTATTGCTTTTAATACGGGGCCTTCAATCCCCCGGGCCCGGCTTCTTCGAACCGTTTCCGGCCTACCAAACCCTACCCGACACTTTATTTTTCAGTTTTCCGGCCCTTGCGGACCGCTGTTACTGCGGCTTGCCCCCCTCGGCACCACGGTGGGGACAAGTCCCCGGTGTTGTACGCCGATTAAAATTTCCTTTCGATTGTTGTTCAGACGAGAACCGATGTTCGTGTTCGTATTCGAGGAATCGTTGTTCGCATTCGACATCGAAACACCGCCATTCGGGTTCGCGTTGTTGTTGCCACGATAGACCACACGGCCTATGGGGAGGCGCCACCTTTCAAATGCAAAAGTACTATTTTCAAATTATTATTTAACAAACAGATACAAAACCTGACGTCAAAAAATATTTTTCGACGGGCTGACGCCCGTAATGAACGGTGTTCCCCTGCTCGGGGAACACCGGACGTTTTGTCGCTTCGCTCCCGCTTTGACGCTTTACGCGGCCGATCATGCAACCTCGCTTATCGCTTTAAACGCCACGGCGCTCGACGCCTTAACGAGCCGGCCGCGGAAGGCCAGACGAGAACCGATGATCGTGCACGCATACGAGGAATCGTTGCTCGCACTCGACATCGAAACACCGCCATACCGGGTCCGCGTAGCTGCTGCCACGATAGACCACACGGCTGGAGGCAGTGGATATGTAGTAGATGTCGCAGTAATTTGTCGAGGAGGAACCCGAAACGGAACCCACCGGAATCACGTCCATATATTTGCCATGCGCCACGGCGGTAATCCAGATACCGGAGCTCACGGAACCCTTAACCAGGCGGGTACTGCCGTCAGGCATCCAGATGCGCCACTTCCCGGAATTGCCCGTGTCATTAGGGAGGTCCACGCCGTCCATCATGTCATATTTATGACCATAGATGTCCTCGTAGCCAAGGCAGCAAATATTATTCACCTGCGTAACCGTGGCCCCGCCGTAGTCATCCTTCTCACGGTACCACGCATACTGGTGGACGGAATTTTCTATCAGGCTGTTCGTCACATTAGGGTTGATTGAGGAGGCTTCCTCGTAGCCGATCGTGTCCGTCATCCCGCGGCTGGCAGTACCACCCGTAGTACGGTTGTTCGTGTGAGAGCCCGCGCCGCATTGTTCCTGGCTGTCACGACGACCGTACTTCGCGTAGAAAAGATTCGCGATGCGCGAGTGCATAAGGGCATCAATCTGCTGCATACCGCGCTGGACACTGTAATAGTGAAAATCAGCCCAGGTCATGCTCGCCGTAGTGCTCCCGCCGGTAATGCAGGCGCGAAGTTTAGAACCGACAACACTGCTGCCCACAACGGCACACAAGTGCTCGTCATTAGGCACCCATTCGGGTTCCATATCCTCGATCCTGTCACTGTTAGAAAGGACAACCTTATCGAACTCTGCCGTGTTCAGAATGGAGAAGTGAAGAGCAGTGGCACCCTCCGGAACATCGGCAATCAGGTACATACCGGCCTCGAACTTGTTGCTCAAGGTAGGGACGACGATTGAACTGATGACCGTGCCGGAATCGTCTGTGAAAATGCTTCCGACAAGGCTTGTACCGGGAACGCTCGGGAAACGCACACGCTTGTAACCGTCCACGTTCACCTTGCATACCGAATACGTACTGTCAGTACTGTAGCTGTTCGAAAGCGTATCCTTTCCGCTCATGATCTTACGACCGGAAAGATAACCGCCACTCGTGCCCTTAATGTCGTCAAGCGTAAGGACGTCAGCATCCGGAACGGAAGGCATGTTATCCGAACCGTTACTGCTGTAACAGGAGTAATGCTTGCCGTTCAGGTAATCATTGATACCCTTGCTCCAGAAGAAGGGCTCGTACATCATCCAGTCACCTTCAGTGCCGTCCAGTCTGGCAGCCGTGCCGTCGGCGTACTTGTTGCTGTCCGTGTCGTCCAGCGGGTAGTAGGTCATCTCACCGTCCAGGTTGTTCACCGTGGTATCAACGTTCGCCATGTTCACACCCCGCGTCGTCGCTTTTTTAGTCACTTTAGCAAGTACACGGTGACGCTGCTTCAGGATGGCGGAAATATGACCGCTCACCTCATACGCGTTGTCATACTTGTAGCCGGTACCGTTGTCAAGGTTGCTCACGTTCGCGTCATCCGATACCTCGTCGTCGAACTCGATCATCGTGTATTCCGGCTGCCGGATATTCAGTTCCGGGAAGTGCGCCTTCAGAGCGCTGTACGTATCGTCATCAATGTAGCGCGTGAGCTGTACCGTACCCACCAAAGCGCACGTGTCCGTAGTATTGCCATCGGAATCCACACCGCCCATCCCGACAAACTTATTCAGCCACGTACCGTCATCCTCGCGGTCAATACCGGTTACTCTGATACGTTCCACACCCGTGCAACGGCCCAGCAGGGTTTCCCAGTCAATACCTGGACAACTGTCAAAGATGAAGGTCTTCACCTTGCTGTAGCTTTCCAATGTCAGCCCGCCGGTGGTCAGTCTGCCCAGATATTCCAGACGGAGGCTGGTCAGTGTACCGGGAAGGTGGAGCAGCGTCACGGGAGAACCCTTGGCTAGCACCACGCTCTGCACCTGCGTACCGCGGGCCTCAAGTTCTTCCAGCTTGGTCTGCGCACTCAAATCCAGCTCGGTACTGGTACTTCCCCCGGTTTTCGCCTGTGCCTGGTTACGAAGGTTGAGTTTACGTAGCTGCTTGCAGTTGCCGATGTTCAACCACCAGCCGGTACTGCCGTTGCCGGAACTTTGAAGGTTCAGTTCGCGCAGCACGGTACATTTGCCCAGGTCGAAAGCGTTTTTCAGGTGGTCGGCGGCCCCGCTCATATCCAGCACCTTCATACGGCTCGCGCCATAAACCCTCAAGGGATCGTTCACCGTATAGGCACCGGTGATGGAAAGGCTCGCAGCCGCATCTTTCTTGATGATGCCGGTATTCCCTATATTCGGGCTGTTGTTCGTACCGTAGCCGAAAGCATAAACCTCGTTGGCCGTAATCTTCAGCACGTCGGGGGTGTCAGCAGCCGTACGTGCCAGATAGAGGTCGATGTTGTCACTGGTGAAATTGCTCGTGCCGTACTTGGCATCCAGAAGGGCGAAACGATTACGCACGAAATATTCACGGTGCGCACGGTTACTGCCCTGAAGGGCGTAGATGAACGGCCACACCTTGCCGTACATCTCCTGCGTGGCGGGCAGGATGTACTTCAGCTCGCCGCTCTTGTTATAGGCACGGTCGCACCAGTTGCCCGCCTGCTCCACGTTCAGCATGTCCAGGACACGGCTGGTGGTAAGTACACCGCGAAGAGCCTGCGCCTGTGTCTTCAGGTCAGCGTCCAGGTTGGCCAGAACGAGGTTCCAAAGCCAGCTGTCACGGCCTTCAAAGGCATATTTCCCGGCCTCGGCATCATAAGTGTCGCGGTCGGTGGTGTAGTCATACACCAGGAAACAGTCGTTGCGTTTTCCCATCTGGGTATCACCGTCGTAGTAGGTGATGTACCATATCAGGCCGTCCCACGTGCGCAGCATCATGTTCTTCGCACGCTGGTCAACGGCAAGGAAATAGTCCGTCCAGAGGTAATACGTCAGCAGGAAAGCCTTGTCGAAATAGTCACTTATCTCGTCCCTGAACTTCTCGCTCTTAAAAGTGGAGAGGTCGGCGCTCGTCGCACCGTCCGGAACACACGAGCGTATCCATGCGTACAACCGTTTCACGGCCGTACGCTGCGACTCGTCAAGGCCCGCCCATTTCACATCATCCGGAACGTTGGTCTCGGCACCGGCATCAAACACCTCCTCCAGATGAGCGTCACTTGTGGTCTTGAAAAGGCACATGGCCTCGGTATTGTTCAGCATTTCCAGAGTGAGGGGACAGGCAGGATCGTAACCCTCCACGCCACTAAGGCCGAACAGGTCGCCGCTCTTGCTTTTCTCGTTGTTGAAGTTGTACTGCCCCACATAGTCGTTCTCGCCGTCCTCCGCAGCCGCCACAAACATGTCGATAGGCACACCGTCGATAGCGGTACGCACGGTGACCGCGTTCAAATCGCTGCCGCCCGTCTCGTACTGGTAACGCTGCGGAGGGGTGAGAAGCCCCATCTCCTTCAGCACGTCGTTGAACAGTTTGGCACCGCCTGTGTTCAGCGACATGGACGAGTCGGAATAATCACTCTTCAGACAGATCAGGTTCATGGCGATGCCACCGGGACGGACGGGATATTTCTTTTCCGCCTGCTCCTTGCCGCCAACGGTGAAGCTAAGGTTCGTGCCGCCCTTGCTGATATAAATACGGATGTTCTTGCTCGGGTATTTCGTGGAACTGGTACCCTGAATACGGATATAACAGTCACGGAGCACGAAGTCGTATTCGGATCCGAAAGGGGAGTAATAGAAGATATCAGCCGAAAAGTCCGTCTTCTTGTTGTTCTCGGCATACACGTCATCGAGCTTGTTCTGGCGCACGATACGCAGCACCCCCTTGCCCTTGGCACGCAGCTTGTCCATATCCACAGTGTCGGTATCACCCAGGATATCGTTCTCCTCGTACAGCGCGATCATCTCCTCACCGTCCGCACTGTCCACCATCCGGTTCTCCAGTTCCTCGTCGTCACTCAACCAGCGGGTATAGATACGCACGCTCTTTACCTCCACGTCCGCCCCGGCGCTGTCAATGGTGATATATTTCGGATTGTTCTGGCGGAAGCTGAAGGCGTTGTCGTAGATGTCGGCACCGGTACGGTTGCCGTCCACATAAAGCTCCATCAGACGGCTCTCATTGCGGGTACCCACCATGAGGGCCACCTTGATCCACCGGTCTTCCACATAATTCGTGCCCAGCTTGATCTCACGCTCCACCAGCTCGTCGTCCTCGTTGGTATAGGACACTTTCTCACCGGTCTTGAAACTCGCTTCCGAAGGGGTGATATAAAGCCCCTTGCCACTGTCGAGACAGTCCACAACTGCGGTATCGCTGTCAGTGGGATTGCTTACCCGGAGGGTCAGTTCAATGGTCAGCCCCGTACTTTTCACATCGGTGGCAAAGGGCCGGTAGCCGATGACAGCTTTCGCGCCGTTGGTCAGCTTCAGAGCCTCACCCGTCCAGCCGTTGCTGCTCCAGTCAAAACCCTCGAATGTGGTCTCCACGCCGTTCGACTCCCATGTTCCGGGGGTGCTCTCCCCGTTGCTGCGGCCCGCCGCGTCAAGCTTGACCGCCAGGCCGTAGGTGGCCTCGCTGATATCGATGCCGCTCTCACCCACGTCGATGCGCAAAGTGTACCCGGTCGGACCGGCTTTCAGGACAAGCGTCTGCGTGCCTTCCTCGGTAAACCGGTTACTGTAGGTCATCATGCTGCGGGGAGCGCTCACGGTACTGCTCTTGACGCCGTTTTTCCAGAACTCCACTTCAGCGGGCACACGGTCGGGATCATAGGCCACCCAGTCGAAAGTGAGCTTTTCGTAGCGGCCGGCTTCAAGGACCGGCTCCAGATGCTCGTCCCGTCCGAGGACATGCCCGTCGGCATGAATGAGCTTCAAACCGATGAAGGGCGCGCCGGTTCCGGCCTTCAGCAGGTCGATATGGATGCTCTCGCTTTTCAGCGTGAGGTCGTCAGTTTCCATCTCGGCCACCAGCTGGGCGGTATGCCGCCCCACGGACAGGCCGGTCATGGAAACCTCGAAACTGCCGTTCGTCGTGCCGCTGCGGGTGACCGTATGCGCGTTCTGCTGTACACCGTCCACGTACAGGCTGACGGTTTTCGTGCCGGTACCGCTCACGGCGTAGGGTATACTCGCGGAATCATAGGTACCGTAACCGCCGTTCTGGATGGTGGCCGCCAGGTTGTAACCGCAGGAAAGGGACAGGGTGACGCTCTTCACGCTCACATACGCCTGCTTCTTCTGCGCCTTGCCCGTGGTGGGATCGGTAGTCTCGGCAATGACGTAGATATCGCTCGTGCCCACCAGCAGGTATTTGGTCAGGTCAAGGGTATAGGTACCCTTGCTCACTTCCTTCAGCGAGGAGGAATAAGTGGTGGTCGTCCCGCGCTTCACCTGAATGGTGACGGTCGCTTTCTGTCCGGTACTGCTACCCTTGTCATCACCGCCGGCAACCTGGTGGTCATAGGTATAGGTAAGTTTCACCGCTCCGCCTTCCTTCACGGTTTTCTTGTCGGTCTCGGCAAGCAGCACGATCTTGGTGGTGGAGGACTCACCGCCGCCACCGCTGCCGGCCGGGATGTCAACGCTCGCGATCTCCGCCCCGCTCTTGTTGGTCAGCGCAAGGCGGACACTGCTCTCGTCGTCGCTCACTTCCGCGCTCATGCCGAACACGGTACCGGCTTCCACCTCCTGGAATTTGGCGGCGACGGTCTTATTCTGGACGGGATTGGTACTGTCAGCATCCAGGCTCTCGTCCACTTCCAGCTTGTCGATGGTCAGATCCACGTTGCCCTCGCTGTCGGGAACTTTCTTCTCGCCGTTCACCGTCAGGCTCTTCATCGTTCCGGCACCGCCGAAGTCCTCCCAGCTCGCCTCCTGCCCCCAGCTCGACAGACTTGTCCCCACGAACTGTTTGGTCTCCCATTTGCCCTGCGAGACTTCATAGGTGATGCAACGGCCCTTGTAACGGTATTTCTCATCCACGGCACCGATCGCGGAGGAAAGGACATAATAACCGCTCTCCAAAGGGACTTCCGCCGTCACATTATACGTGTTACCGCCACCGCCCGTACCACCGGGAATATCAACGGAGGCAATCTCCGTCCCGGTCTTCCCCAGCAGGGTGAGTTTCACCGTGTCGTTCTCCTCATCAGGGACGGCCGTCATGCCACCGACCAAACCGTCGTTCACACCGGCGGCGGCATCCTCCGCCTGTTTCGCAGCCGCGGATGCCGCTGCCGCGGCGGAATTTGCAGTTTCAGCAGCCTGATTGGCGGTACCGGCCGCATCAGACGCCATACCCGCAGCTTTATTCGCCAAAGCCGCAGCATTATCCGCTTTCGTGGCAGACGCATTCGCCGTGGCAGCGGCATCATCGGCCGGTTTACGCAAAAGGGTGAGCGGAGCACTCACCAGCTCACTGCCGCGAAGGGCGGGGAGACTTTTGATATTGTCAAGGGAGCTGACCTCCACAAGTTCATCAACGCTCTGGCTCTCGGCCTTGATAGCGTTCAGGATCTCCTGTTTTTCCGCATTTGTCATGGCTAATCCTCCATTACCCTTCTATCTGTTTCACTATTTGGGAATAACAGCCCGGAGTAAGACCGGTGACAGCTTCCTTTATCAAAACCGCATCCTCCGATGTCAGATCCACATCCGCATCGGAACCCATAATCCTCATGCAAAGACTGTAAGCATGTAATTTCTTTTCATTATCCGTCTGAATATTACCGCTCGGACGGAAACCGGTACCGTTGAACAGGCACTGGGAGACTATGACTCCCATACACTGGGGTTTCTTATCAATCAACAGCACGCTACCGTCGAAATCCTTAAAATACACATTAAAATTTACTTTCATATCCTTTATTTTTAGATATATGTCATCTTAACGACAATTCCATTAACAACCTCAAGGGTATAGTTATAAGTTGTAAAATCACTCTTTACAGCCCACCGGAAGGTACCTGAAACACCCTTTCGGTAACTGTATGTCCCATCGCTGGCCAGGCTCCATCCCGTACCGTAATTGTTCGACAGGATATCACCACAATACACCGCCCCGTTCACATGCACACCACCGTCAAAATAGCCGGCATAAGTATTGGCACTGATAGGATAGCTCTGACCAGAGGACTTGCTGGAGGCATAGATAGCGGCACCACCCAGATTCGAGCCTACGGCCTTGACACCGAACCGTCCCTGCGTGGCGGCATTAAAGGACACATCCACAATACCCTCCATGTCCGTTTGTGAGACACCAAGTTTCAGACTGCGGGAATCATTGCCGAAATAATCACCGGCTTTCCAGTACAACCGTCCGGAATCAATCGTAAAACCGCCGATTTTACCCTCATAGGCATACACTGTACCGTAAATCTTGGCGTTGCGCGTCTCAATACTACCGTCTTCCAGAATCTTGAAATTATCATTAGCCGTAACAAGCCCCTCCAAAGTGATATTATCGCCCTTGATTTTTACGCCGTCACCCCCAACACCTACAAGGGATTTCAAATTTCCATCACCGTCAATGGCATACAACCCGGAATATTTGGAAGTAACCATCAGGCCGGTCTCTTCCAGCAGGTTCTCGTCTTTGTCGAACACCGCCGCCGAAATCTTTACCAGACGCTCCGACTGCTCGAAAAGGGTTTTATAACGGTGTGTCAGGGATTCCACACGGTCGGTGCTCAATATGAGCATATACAGGTAAATATCACCGGTAAAACTCAATTTAAAATCACCTGTACCGTTCCAGAGTCCGCTACAAGTGTACTGTACGTACCCGTCGGTCGCGGACAGTTCTTCCTCCACCTCCATGCTGTTGAAATTGGCAAAGCCTGTCTTATCCACACCCACAAACTCCACACGCAGCGTGCCGGCCTTGGCACAGCGGTAAAAGAAAGTCAGGAACACCGGGACGGCTTCCTTCTCCCCACTGTCATTTTCAGGCATGGAGGGAATACTTTTCAGGTTCTCACGTTTCTGGAGGATGTACTTGTTACGAATCCGGACAACCGTACGGCCGTCATCCTCGGTCACGCTCGCGCTGTCACCCTTCCTCGTCAAGACGTTACCGTTCGCCCAGATCCACCGGTTGCCCACAAGGAAGAACACGGTCTCGTTCTCCGTGTTCCACTTCATAAGGCCGTCATCAAAGGCGGGGTTATTCAGGTAGCCGCGCTCGGTGGCAAAGTCATTCCGCAGGGCGGTGACGGAACTGACGATTTTCCCCTCGACTATCTCGAACTTCGTCTTGATATCCTCGCCCGTTACCAGAAGGAACGTACCACGCAGGTAGGCGTTGTCGCTGTACAGGCCATCACCGTGAGGCTGGTTGTCTGAAGGGAACCAGTCGTCACTGATACCGTCAAGGTTGCCCAGACGGGCACGCAGGCAGCCGGTGAAGTTCTTCGCCTTCACCACGTCCATCACGTCCACACGGGGCTGCCCGTCCTCGGTGGCGGAGATCAGGATCAGGTTCTGGCGCAGCGGATTCTCCGTGTTGCCCATCAGCACGCACTCGTCACCAGACTCCGGAAGAGAAGCGCCGAACTCGTCCTCGCCTACGAGGATGGAACCACCCTCCACGCCGGCCACCTCAACCCAATAGCTTTTCAAATTCCCGCCGCTGAAGGTCTGGCAGCGCATGAGGTCATGGGCCACGAAAGTGTTCTCCTGCTCGAAGGTGATCCTCCAGTAACCGCCCTCAAGAACAGCGGTCTTTATTTTCCCGTTGGCGGCACTGACACAAAGCTGGCCACCGACGCTGCGTACCTTCTCGATAAGCATCTCCAATACTACCATGACCTGGCGTACCGTCAGCTTGTCGATGGTCAGATGGGACAAAGCGTCCTCCATCCAGAGCCGCCAGCCCTCACCGAAAAGACCGTCCACGAATTTCGGACTGCGAAGAAGCTCACGCACGACAAGGGTCAGCAACTCGGCATTGCCCTTGTCATCAATACCCGCATTATCCTCCTGTCCGAAAGAGGCTCCCGCTTCGAAGGTGATCTTCCCCTTTGCACGGTCATTCTTTTTTTTGCTGATGTGTTCCGCCTGGCTTCTCCGCGCAGAAAAAAGATTGTTGTCCGTAGGCAGTGTCTTGTCCCAGCTACGGATAATGTCAGGAAGCGCGGCACCCTCCGCCTTTGACTTCGTATAGTTTTTCAGTTCCCCGATACTGTCATTCACCCGTTCAAACGCACCACTATGCAGGGCATCGCTGATCTCGATGTCCATCTCCCCGGGTTGGTTCACCTTCCGGGTAATTTTCGTGATACGGCTGCTGCGATAACCGGTTTCGGGGAAATACTCCTCGCTTTCAAGTCTCACACGGCGGCCTACGGACAGGGAAACACCGTTCTCCTCAATCCACACATGGTCAGTCGGGGCCTTGTAAACGGCAAGATCCTGCCAGTGTTCGGTATTGAACTGTTCCACCGCCGTAAGAAACTCCTCCTCGGCAAGCGGGTAATATTCGTCCGGCATACGGATATTCCAGAGAATATAACGGTCACCGGATTTCGGGACAAGTTTGCCGCCGGGGAGTTGCGTGTCATCATCATAGGGCCATATCGTAATAATCTCGAACTCACGGGTGGCACTGTTGAAATTCACCTCGAAACAGTGGTCCTCACCCTGCCCCAGTCCGGAAAGGTCACCGTCCTGGAACGATACACGTTTGGTCTCGTCGGGCAGCTCGTAATCGTTCGGATCGAAGTTCAGGCTGTCGTCCCTGAAATAATAGACCGTGAAAGGGTTGCCGTCGTCATCTTTCACATCTTCGCTGCGCACACTGCTGACAGCCCCGATCCTGCGGGGATAAATGCCGCTGAAGGCGTCTTGCTCGTAACGGTCATAGATGCCGTACTCCTCCGTATGTATCTCGACATATTGCCTGCCCCCCGGAAGCATCAGGCGGCTATGCCCGTATTTTGACGGATCTATGTTCCGCGTGCTGCCTACCGGGAACAACCGAGTATAAAAATTGTCGGTACCCGTCGTGTCGCGTTCGATTCCGGTCAGTCCCTTCCCGTAGCCCAGCGTTATTTCCTCGCCATGCTCACACCGGCACACGTTCACGGTCTGGCCTTCCACCCACCATTCAGCCTGCCCGCCGACCGCTTCGGCTATCTCTTTCAGGGCTTCGTTGCAGTACTTCCCCTCGTAATCGATGACGATAAGGTCCGTACCGTCCACCCGCCCCACTTTCCAGTCGGTGGTGTGGTTCATTCCGTCATTGATACACTTCACGATCATGGCCACGTGTTCACGCGGAGTCGCTGTCAGCGTGAACACAGGCTCGGTGTTCCCGTCGGTGGTCTCCAGCACAAGAAAACGTCTCACCAGGCTCTCGATACCGTAAAACTTCAAATCATATACCCACTCCTGGCCGCTCTTCTGCTTCGGGGTGTACCGTTCGGTCAGCCAGTAGCGCTCACCCTCAAAGTCCACCCGGTCATTCACGTCCAGGGCGATATATTCGTAATGCGTGAAAGAGAGTGTCAGGACATTGTCACCCTGCACCTCCTTCACCTGGGTGGAGCTGTCGCCCGCCTCGATATCGGTCCGTCTGTTGCCGTTGCTGTCATAGATGGTCAGCATGTCTGTATCTTGTTTAAACGTCGTTTGAATAGGGTTTGAATCACATTTATATGACCGGGACAGGTTCCCGGAACTTCACCTTGAACTTGCCGGCGTGCACGCCTTCCTTCCAGAGATAGGTCAGAGGCTGGAACTTGCTGCAATCCGTATATTTCACACGGAGAGTCAGGGCAAGTTGGGGAAAGGAAATCTCAAGCCACCCGTCACGGCCTTTCTTCAGGAAATTGATGAACTCGAAATACTTCTTCAGCCAGCCGGCCTGCGTTTTGCCAAACAGGGCGAAATGAAGCGTCACGTCACGGGCCTCGTTCCTGGGCGTCAGCACGGAGGAATATTTCTCCCCGTCCTCCTCCCGAATATTCACAGCCGTATCCGTTTTCGTCTTGCTCGGGGTCAGGATGGCGGTCAGGTTATCCATCCCGCCGCGCTTGTCCTCAACGAGGAACACCCCGTATGTACTCCAGATGTCGGTACCGTTGACAAGTACCAGACCGCCTAATATCTTTTCCATATCATTTGCATTTTACTCCGTCACGATTGATTTTACGAATCTCTTCCTCTATTTTGCAAAGGTGCGACGCGCTCGTGCCGGTGTTCTCCTCGATACGGGCAAGATGCCCCTCGGCGGTGTTCATCTTGTCGATGACGCTCTCCATCTTCTCATCGATGCTCGACCAGTGTTGCAACCCGCTGGTGAACATGCCGTCCAGTTTTGTACCTTGGTCCTGTGTCATGGCTGAAAAACCGCCGGTTTTGGCGCTCTGGCTCGTACCGCCCGAGTTATCGTACCCGGTGGCCGCGGCAAGATTGTCACGAAGAGCGACGGCTTCCTCGACATACTTCATGTACTCGTCCTGGAGGGCCTTACGCTCGGCTTCTGTAAGGTCATTGTCTTCCATCGCCTTGCCGAATTTCTCCCACCAGCCTTTCAGCTTGTCGGAATACAGCTCACCGATCTTGTTTGACAGCATCGCACGCATGAAATACTCGGATATGTCCTCCGCCGCGGCTGCGGCATCATACTTCATATCCATCAGGTTATCCACGAAACTGCTGTACATGCTGTCGAAGGAAATACCGGTGAGACCTTCATACAGCTGGTCGGTAAGTTCCTCCAGCTTGCCCGCCTGGTCGATATAGTCATCCAGCTTCTCGGTCAGACGACCTCCATATCCGCCCTTGCCGGTATCCTGGATCTGCGTCCACATGTCCACGTTACTGCGCAACTTCTTCATCTCCTCCGGACTTAGGTTCCAGATGTCACCGTTCCAGCTACGCCCGATCTGACCGCTCAAACGGTCAATCTGTTCCTGTGAGAAACCGCCCCAGTAATAATTCCAGCTGTGATGCGAACCGTGATAGCCGGCCTGCGACATGGCCATGTCCAGATAGTTCGAGTTCGTCTCCTGCTGGAGCCTGTAGGCATCCCGGTAGGCGGCCACGGACTTTGTACCCTTGCTCGCCTTGATCTCCTCCGTCAGGTCCTCGATAGCCGTCTGCAAGGTCTCGTTGCGCTCGGTCAGCCGGTCGATGGTTTCCTGGACCTCTTTGGCATTGCTTGAAGTCGTCCAGGAGGAAAATCCGCCCCAGGTCAATGCGTCGAATATCTTGCCCACACCGGAAAGCAGCGATTTTCCGATAGTCACAAAAAGATCACCGGAAAGCACATCGTCAAGAATACCGCTCACGGCATTGAACACCGCATCGAGCAGGCCACCGATGACCACACTCAAACCATCCTTGAAAAGGTCTATAATACTTACAATCCAGCCGACAACAGGCACATCCTCAAGTGTTTCGGAAACCTTTCCGAAAGCCTCGCCCAGTTTGCCGTCCACTTCCTTGGCACCTTTGCCGAGTGTGATCAGGCCATTATACGCCCCGCTGATACTGCCGGAGGCAATCTGCTGCAATCCGTCCCTCACATTCTCCATACTGGTCTTCAGACCGGAGGCAGTATTCGAGAGGGACTGCCGGGCACTGTCAGCCGTTTCCTGCAAGGCGTTTATATTCTCACTCGCGGCATCGGCATTAGCCTGCGCCGTTTCCAGGGCTTGCCGGGCGGACTCCTTCTCCTGTTCGGTTCCGGACTGTTGCGCCTCAATGTATGATTTCTGGGCGGCAATGAGCGCCGTATAGGTGTCCGCATACACCGCCTGTGCCTCCTTCAGGTCTGAAAGGGCTTTCTGGTAGGCAGTAACCTCGGCACCCAGTTTCTTGAAACTGACCTTGCCGGAACCGCCCAAAGCCCTCTCCATCTGCTGGACGGCAGAGACAAGCGCGTCCTGACTGGCATGGTCCGCATTTCGGAACTCGTCAGTGAGCATGTATTTTCTGGCATCCGCCAATACAGGCTTTATCATATCGGAAAACATCCCGCCGAATTCACCGAAGACAGTACCCCAGTCAATACGGGCTTTCAGTTCCTGCACTTCGATGCCGGCAAGTTTGCTGTCACGTTCAACACCGAGAGAGAGCTTCTCGCTGCCGGATGTCGTCTTTTGTATCTTTTCCGCATATTCGGTCGCGATGGCGAGTTTCTTCTGCTGGAAGGTGCCGTAGGCCTGCAAATATTCCTGCATCACTCCGAACTCTTCCCGATAAGCTTCCGCTATTTTTTTCTGTCGGCCGGACTCGTTCAACTCACGGGCCTTGTCTATTTCGGACTGCTGATCTTCCGACAGCGAACCGGACTGCCCCGCTTTCGCGTTGTCACGTTTCCAACCGGCTTCCTGCTTGGCTATTTCATCCTTGCGTGCCTGGTATTCATTGTCTATCTGGCGCAGCTTCTTCTCCAGCCCCTCGGTCATCATCTCAATCTCCGCCTCGTCATTCTTCCTTTGCAGCCCGACGAGTTCCTGGCCCAGCTTTTCAGAAACCTGTTTGCGGCGTTGGGCTTCCTTCTCCGCCTTGTCCGCCTTCTTCCGTTCGGCCTCGGAATCCTTATCCTCACCGGGCTTGACCTTGTCGTACTCCTTTTTGGCGGTATCGACGGCATCCTTCAGTTCTTTCGCCTTCTTCTCAAACTCCTCACGGGAAAGGCTGTTGGACGTTTCCTGAAGAAAGGCGTTATAAGCCTTGAGCGCGTCCTGGTATTTCTCTTTTGCCGCAGCCACCCAGTCAGTGCTTGAATCCGTGGGCAGGTTACGCCGGTTTTGTTCCGAAACCAGTTTGTTCAGCTGATACTTCAGTTCGTCACGGGAATAAGTTCCGGTAAGATTTTCGTCACCCTGCGTAATCTTTCCGTATTCCTTCTCCTGGACAGACATCCGGGCAAGCAGGGTTCTACGCTGCTTTATCTGCTGTGCAAGGGTCTCGTTACTCACACCGGTCAGGTTTTCGAAATAGGCATTTACCTCGTCCTTGCGGATTTGTCCGTTCAGGCTCTTGCGTTTTCCGTACAGATTCTGAAGCTCTGCCTCCTCATCCCTTGAACGTGCGGATTTCTGGACATATCGGGCTCTTTGCCGCCCGTAGCTGTCCTGGTAATATTCGGTTGCCAACCGGGTCTTGCCTTCAAGTTCTTTTATCCTGTCATCCACACGTTTCAATTCATTGGCGGGATTGGATATGGACTCACCGGCTTCCAATCGGGCTATCTCTTCCTTGATTTTCTTGATATTCTTCAGTTTCTCATACTCGGTGTCGTATTTGGAGAATATATCCGGATATTTCTGTTCCAGCTTGTTTAGCGCCTCACGCCGGGCATCCGTGGACACGGCTTCATCCCCGGCAATGGAACACAGCTCCTCTATTTTGCGCCTGTGCTCTTCCTCGGCCTCTATGGTTTTCTGCTTCTGCTGCTGATACCTTTCCTCGGATTCCTGCAAACGTTCGGTTTCCGTCTTCATGGAGATCAGTGCCACGGCAACACCGGCAAGCAGGGTCGCAACCAGCACATAGGGATTGGAAAGCATGGTCCGGTTGAGCATCTTCTGCGCTTTCTCAACCAGCAGGAGCCAGTTGTAATGCAACGCCTCCGCAGCCACCGCCCAGCCTTTCACGGCCGTGACTGTCATGACGGCGGTCCGGTACACACCATACGTGCCGACAAGCCCGAGCAGGATACGGCCGAAACGTTCGTAATGCTCCACCATGTAGGAAACACCGGAAAGCGTGGTGTTGATGACACCTTCCGACTGCTGCCCGATTTCATTGAACATCATTGAAACGGCATCCTCTATATTGGAGATCTGTCCGGTTATCGTTTTGGATTGTGCCTCCATCAGACCACCGAATTTTCCGCCCTCGTCCGTCAGGCTCTCTATGACCTTCTGCACTTCGGGAAAACCGACCTTGCCTTCCTCCACAAGCTCCTTCACCTTGCTTTCAGCCACGCCGAACTGCTTGGCCAGTTCGGCGATCATAGGGATGCCCCGGCCGGTGAACTGGTTCAGGTCCTGTGTATAAAGCCGTCCCTGGGACATGGTGGTGCCGTAAAGATAGACCAGATCGTTCAAAGGGATGGAAAGTCCGGCAGCGATGTCACCCAAGCGGATCAGCGTCTCGTTCACTTTCTCCGCTTCAAACCCGTAGGCAAGAAGCTGCTTGGCACCCTGCGCGACATCCTCCAGGCCGAAAGGAGTGGTCGCGGCCGTATGTACCAACTGCTGCATCAGGGTGTCGGCCTTCTCCGCACTGCCGAGCATGGTCTGAAACGACACCTCCAGCTGCTGGAACTCGCCGCGTACCTTGGTGATGTTCGACACCAGCTCCTTGATAGTAAAGGCGGCTGCCAGCTTGCCGACGGTGTTGTTCAACAGGGAACCGCTCCTGTCAAGTTCCCGGATCTGTCTGTTGGCGGACGATGCCTGCTGGGACATCCGCTCGATCTTGCCCACGGCCTTGTCAAGACGGGCGCTCAAATGGTCCACCATAAGGAATTCTATTTGTACCGGTTTCATCTATTTTAGCTTGCTTTGAAAAAATCCTACTATTCCATCCGCTTCATCCTCGGCGCTCCGCTCATCCGCAGGACCGGAAGATCCGGACTTGTCACGGACATACCGGGGAGCGTCACTAAGCATCATGATCAGGGTCTGGTAATTCACCTTGTTCAGTATATAGTCCACGCTCCAGCCGGTGGCACTGGCAATCTGCCACACAAAACCGAAAGGGCTATGGGAGCCTTCATAACGGCTCTTTAACTCCCCTTCTTTCTTTGGCTCAGTCTCAAGCTCATCGGATTCGTCCGCTCGGCTGATCTGATAATAGGTATAAAAGGGTCGGTACCCATCAGGCTGACAAAACGCTTGATCGCACCCACCAGATAACGCTGTTCCATGAAGTTCCTTATGAGCCATGCCACCGGGCGCAAAAGCACGCGGCGGCTGAAAGGACCACGACAAAGGGTATAGGCCACCATACGGCTCACCGCCTTGCCGTGAGAGGCCAGAAACTGCATTTCCTCCTCCTTGCTGAACCCCCACATCTCCTCACTGGTGATCCCCATCGACAAATATGTCCGGGCAAAAAGAATCTGACCGGACATATAAGGCCGCCTCATGGTCACGCGCAGCTCCAGCGGGGATTTCCTGAAAGGGATATGAAACGCTTTCAGCGGGACGCTCACACCGATATCCAGCAGCGCGTCCGCACCCTCACGCTGGATCTGCTTGATGACAGCTTCGTCCATACGCTACTCCTCGGCCGGGTTAGTGGAAGCAGCAGCGGCAGATTCAGCAGAAGGCAGTTTATACTGTTTCCACTCTTCCGGGATAGAATCCGTATTGAATACGCCATAGGGCTGGGAGCCGTCTTCCGGCATGGCCACTTCCAGCGTGCATTCGATTTTCGCCGTTTCTGTCAGGGTCAGCTTGCCGCCGAGATTGGAAAGTAGCGTGCCATTGGGAATCAGGATGCTCTGCCCCGAAACAAGGGCTATTTCCCACGGACCGGTCAGCAACACGGCTGCCGTCGGGGCCGTCCAACCAATCGGGGTTTTCTTTTCCGAGTCCTCTTCCTTGTAGTGCATGGTACCACCCAGCAAGCTATGCAGGTTTTCGTAGTTCAGCTGGATAACGTTGAACGTGGGGGCGATGCTGCCATTCGACTGGGGAATGATAAGCACCGGGGTTCCCGGCACCTGCTCCGCCTCGATTTTGGCGGATTCGGGTTTCTGCCCGCCCATGTCAAACGAATTCTTCTCTATGTAACCCACCACAAAGTCCTTGTATTTCACGGCACCGACGCCGTACATGAAATTCTTATTCATTGTTTCTTGATTTTGAAAGTTAATACTATGCCGGCAACACATCCGGTTATAAAAGCGGCCAGCGCTATTTTAACGGGACTAAAGCGACGTTCAAATTCCGTTTCAACTGTGAATGAGTCCTCATGTGTCTCATTACGGATACGGGTCAGTTCCTCCTCATAACACAGTACCAGCCGCTGGAGGCTGTCGCAGGATGCCTCCGCTATGATATTGCCGGCCGCATCGCTCTTCACCGTCAGGCCCGCCTGCCCGTTCCTGGAATGGTAGGACGAACCGGAGGGAAGTTTACGGAGGCTGTCCGGAGGGATCGTCAGGCTCACCGCCGATTTCGGAATCCCCGCCATCAACAGCCCCCGCCTCACGTTTGACACGTTGTCGGCGCTTGACGACAGGCTGCTGTTCCGGTTCACCTCCGTCCTGCTCTTTCGAGTACTCGCGCATCCCGTAAAGAACAGGACAATCATCATGATGCCTGCAACTGTTGGCAGTATCAATGGCTTTCCGGAGGCGTGCCATTTCACGCCGGGTCGCCTGCAAAGCTTTCCTGTTTTCATTCAGTTCCTCTTTTAAGGGTTCTACAATATTCTCGATCAGGATACGGGTGGCATGTTCGGTGTTGTCAATCCGTACCGTCTCGGCTTCGGCGGTAGCCTTCTCCGCTTTCGCCCTCGCTTCCCTGACCGTTGATTTCAGGGTAATGATGGCTATTATCGTGGCTACCAGACCACCGCCCAGCACCAGATTCATGACTGCACTGAAGTCCATACGCACACTGGTCTTTCAGGTCAAAGCCTATTTGCCGGCATCCTTACCCGCAAACAGTCCGATGAGCCACTGGACAAAGCCCGTATCGGCAACACCATTGGACACAAGGGACGCACCGAACCCATAACACAACGCGATATACCACGTGGCATCAGCGACAAAGCCCGCATCCAGCCACCATAAAAGCATGGCGGCCACAAT